TCGTGCACGACCGTTGCGAGTTCACCATCAAGGAGCTTGAGGACTACTCGCGCAAGATCGACGCCAAGACCGGCGAAGTGCTCGACATCATCGAAGACAAGCACAACCATTGCATCGACGCGCTACGCTACGCCGTCGAGGGTGACCGGCGTGCGCCAAAGCCCCCGCCTGTTGTCCGCCCCATCCCGATCGCCACACGCTGGAGATGACCATGGCTCGCAAGTCAAAAGCCGAACGCTGGAAAGAAGTACACCGCGCCGCCCTCGAAGAGTTCGACCAAATCTGGTCGGAGACTCAAGAGGTGCGCGACCAGTGCAACCAACATCGGCGCTACGCCAACGTGCCTGGCGCACTATGGGAGACGTTGAGCGACCAGTTTGAGAACCGCCCGATGATGGAGGTGAACCTTTTGCCCTCGTCGTGCATGCGGATTGAGAACGAGTACCGCAACAGTCGGCTTGAGGGCACGTTCGTTTCTCGCACCGGAAAGGCTGACGAGTTCGTCGAGGTGCTGGACTCCATGCACCGCGCGGACTTCCAAGACAGCAAGGGCGAGCAGGCTGTCGATGTGGCGTTCGGCGAGGGTTTGCGCGGTGGTTTCGGTGCATGGCGCCTCGTGGCACGCGCCGAAGACGAGTACGACGACAGCGACGACTACCAGCGCATCCGCTACGAGCCGATCTACGACGCCGACAAAAGCGTGTACTTCGGACTTGACGGGCGCATGCAAGACAAGTCAGACGCCACGACGTGCTTCGTGCTCACGCCCTACACGCATGCAGCGTTTAAGCGACACTTCGGTGAGGATGCGCTCCCGTCGTCGTGGAACAAGGACGACTACAACTGCATGTACGACTGGGTCACACCAGAACGTGTGTGGGTTGCTGAGTACTTTGTCGTCGACAGCGCGAAGGAAACATTGAACGTCTACGCCGACTTGCTTGGCGACGAGGTCAAGTACACCGACGAGGAACTTGAGGACGACGACGGCGCCCAGCTGAAGGAGCTCGAGCTTACTGGCGCGCGCCTGCTGCGCAAAGAGAAGCGCTCACGCAAGGTGGTACGCAAGTACATGCTCTCGGGCAGTGCTGTGCTCGACGAGTGCATCATCCCAGGCAAGAGCATCCCGATCGTCCCGTTCTTCGGCAACCGTGCCGTCATCGACGGGATCGAGCGCATCTGGGGGCACATCGCCTACGCCATCGATGCACAGCGTTTGAAGAACATGTCGCTGTCGAAGTTGGCCGAGATCATGGCCACCTCGTCGGAAGAACGCCCGATCCTCACTGGCTCGCAGATCGCTGGCCATGAGGAGACGTGGGCGAACGCCAACCTCAACAACCTGCCGTACTACCTGATCAACGACATGGTCGACGCCAACGGTAACCCGATGCCGTCTGGCCCTGTTGGCTACACGAAGCCCCCACAAGTCCCGCCCGTGCTTGCCGCGCTGTTCGCTGGCGTTGATGCCAGCATGAAGGACATCCTCGGCAACCCACAGGCTGGCGACGTGCTCTTGAGCAACACGTCGGGCAAGGCCGTCGAGATGCAGCAGCAGCGCCTCGACATGCAGTCGTTCATCTACATCAGCAACCTTGCTGTCAGCATCAAGCGTTCGCTCGAGATCTGGGGTGGGATGGCGCAGCAGGTCTACGTCGAGGAAAAGCGCGAGTTCAAGACCGTGGCCCCCGACGGCAAAAACGCGTCGATGACGATGGTCAACGTCCCGCAGCTCGTCGACGGCAAGATGGTGATCGACAAGGACATGGCGCAAGCCGACTACGACGTCACTGTTGATGTTGGCCCTTCCAGCGTCTCCAAACGGGCCGCCACTGTGCGCGCGGTGATGGGCATGCTCATGGTGCCGAACATCGACCCGCAGACGGCAAACGTGCTCGTGGGCTTCGCAGCGATGAACATGGAAGGCGAGGGCATCGGCGACCTGCGCGACTACTTCCGCCAGCAGCTTTTGCGTCAAGGTGTCGTCAAGCCCACCGAAGAAGAGCAGGCGCAACTCCAGGCGGAAGCCAGCCAGCAGCAAGAAGACCCCAACGCAACGCTGCTCAAGGCTGCCAGCGAGGAAGCCGTGGCGAAGGCACAGAAGGCACGCGCCGAGGTGGTGGAAACTGCGGCGAACACCGAGCTGTTGCGCGCAAAGACGGCCGAGGTCAAAGGCAAGGCGCTTGGTGCGCTGGGTGACCTTGAAGCGCGCGCCAATGGTGTTGCGCCGACCAAGCCGATGGGGTAGAACAAACCTGCGTCTCCTCGACAGGGCCGTGTCGCCCCTCGATCCCTTCTGCCGCCAAAGCAAACACGAGGGGGATCGAGGGGTTTTTATGCCTGTCGACTGCATTCAAATGCACTTGCCAAAGGGCAGACTTGCACTCTAGTGCAGTCCCCGCTAACGTAGCCGCAACGCGACCGCCCGGCGTACTGGGTGAGAAACAAGGGACACATGACCATTGAGGCAGAAGGCACCCCTACCGGTGCTGTCGACGACAACGTGCAACCGCTCAACGACGTCGAGGCACCCGCCGAGACGCCCGCAGAAGAAGCACAAGACGCCGACGGCGAAGTGGTGGTGACCATCGGGGACGCGCCCGCCCCGGAGAGTGACGACGACGAACAGGAGCAAAGCGCGCCTGCATGGGTCAAAGAGGTTCGCAAGAACGCGCGGGAAACCGCGAGGGAAAACCGGGAGCTCAAGCGCAAGCTGCAGGCACTCGAGGCGAACAACGCACCCAAGCCGACGACGCCAACACTCGGACCCAAGCCCACGCTCAGAGACGACGATGTCGACTTTGACGAGGACAAGTTCGAGGCAAAGCTCCTGAAGTGGAACGAGGCCAAGCGCAAGATCGACGAGGAGAAAGCAGCGGAGCAGGCCGCGTGGCAGAAGAAAAACGACGAGTTCAGCAAGGCAGCTGCCTCGCTGAAAGCGCCCGACTTCGACGACGCCAAGCACGCTGTCATCGACGCCATCGATCCCGTTCGTCAGGGCATCCTGATGAAAGCTGCAGCCCAACCGCACGTCGTGGTGCTCGCACTTGGTCGACAGCCTGAAGAGTTGAAGAAACTCGCAGCAATCACCGACCTCGTCGACTTCACCGTCGCTGTCACCAAGTTGGAAGGTCAAATCAAAGTGTCGTCCCGCAAACCACCGCCCCCCGAACGCACCCCATCGTCTGCCGGCCGCACTACCGCTGTCGGGGACAAAACGCTCGAGGCTCTTGAGCGCGAGTTTGAGAAGACCGGCGATCGATCGAAGATCAACGCCTACAAGCGCGCGCAAAAAGAGCAGCACAAAGGAAAGTGACCCATGGCCAACGCATTCAGCAAAGAAGAGATCGTCGCGTTTGACGAGATGATCGACGGCTTCGAGGACGCCCTCGTGCTCTCGAACCTCGTCAGCGTCAAGAACACCGACCAGACGCAGATGGCGCGCACCAATGACATCATGTGGCGCCCGATGCCCTACGTGGCAACGTCGTTCGATGGTCGTGACCAGACCGTCAACTTCCGCCAGTACACGCAGCTGTCGGTGCCGGCGACCATCGGGTTTCGCAAGTCGGTGCCCTTTCAGTTTGACGACGGCGAGTACCGCGACGAGCTGCAATCGGGTCGCCTCGGTGAAGCCGCGATCCAGCGTCTCTCGAGCGACATCAACCTTGCGGTCAACGCCGTGGTCACCAACCAGGGGACGTTGTTCGTCAAGCGCACCGCTGCCGCCGTCGGCTTCGACGACGTCGCGCAGGTCGACACCTTGCTGAACTCGCAGGGTATCAGCTTCGCCGGCCGCAACCTTGCGCTGTCGTCCAGCGACTACAACAGCATGGTGTCGGACCTCCAGAAGAACACCCGCTCGCTCGACAACGACATCTCGGCGCGTGCGTTGCGTGAAGCCTACCTCGGTCGTGTCGGCTCGATCGACACGTTCAAGCTGGACTACGCGCCTCGCAAGGCTGCAGCGGCTGGCGGTGGCGGTCTGACCATCGACACGCGCGCGGCTTCGGCTGGTGGCGTGAACATCTACGTGCCCAAGGCCACGTCGGTGGCGAGCACTGGTGAGTCGGGCAACGTCGACAACCGGTTCCAGCGTGTGACTGTTTCCAGCACCACCAACGTGGCTGCTGGCGATGCGTTTACCATCGCTGGTCAGGAAGCCTGCCACCAGATCACGAAGCAGACGACCGGTGCATTGCGCACCTTCCGCGTCATCTCCGTGGACAGCGCCACCACGATGACGATCAGCCCTCCGCTGATCACCGGCACCGGTGGCACGCAGGCTGAGTTGAGCTACCAGAACGTTGTGCAGACCGCGTCGGCAAGCAACAGCGCCATCGTGTTCTTGAACACCGCCGCTGGCTTCTTGAACCCGTTCTGGATGCGCAACAGCATCGAGATCCTGCCCGGCAAGATCGCGTTGCCCTCCGGCAGCGGCGTCGAGATCATGCGTGGTTCGACCAAGCAGGGTTTCGAGCTCGTCATGCAGAAGTCGGTGGACATCAAGACCGGTCAGATCCTCTGCCGCTACGACACCAGCTTCGGCGTCGTCAATCTGCAGCCGCAGATGAACGGCGTGATGATGTTCTCGCAGCCCTGAACTCTGATTCTCGCAGCGCGTCTCATGGCGCGCTGCTTCTTCCCCTTGTCCGTGTTGTTGGAGGTTCTCATGGCATCGATTCTTATCCCCGCAGGTGGCGCGCTTGACGTCGTCGTTCCCGCCTCGTCCGCCATTGCAGTTGACTCGCTGAGCGGGTTTCAGGTGTTCCAGCTCGTCGCTGGCTCGCCCAACCAGCCAGCACAGCTCTCGCCGCTGATCGACGTTCCCGCGTCTTCAACTGCTCCGTACGTTTCCAGCGTCTTCACCAGCGCCACCACGGTGCGCGTGCAGGCGACTGGCAACGTGGATGTCTACGTCGAGGTGGGAACCGCCCCAATCGTGAAGCAGTTCAAGGGCTTCATCAAACAGGCGACCCCTGTCACCCAGAGCACGGCGGCGACGCTGACTGCTGCGCAGCTGACTGCTGGCATCATCCAGACCAACCCGGCTGGCGCCATCAACTTGACCCTGCCGACGGTCGCCGCAACCGAAGCTGCAACCAGCTTCCAGATCGGCGAAGGTTGGGATTTCGATGTCATCAACTTGAACGCCACCAACGCCGCCACCATCCTGACCGGTGGTGCTGGCTGGACCTTGACCGGCAACATGGCCGTTGCGTTGTCGACGTCGGCGCGGTTCCGCATCCACAAAACCGCTGCCGCGACGTTTACGCTCTACCGTCTCGGCTGAACCAACCAAACACCCGCCGTCGATGTGGCGGCGGGTGTTTTCCTTTCTCGTCAAGGTGACATGATGGCCAGCAAGAAGAAGCCCGCAGCAAAGAAAGCCCCGCCAAAGATGCCGATGGGCAAAGGCAAGGGCAAAGGCAAGATGGGTGGTGACAAATGCTGAGTTTCCCGACCATCGTCTACCGCGTACCGGGCGCACACAGCGGTGACGGCTACACCTACGACTACGCCGGCGCGCTTGACCAGAAGGCATACGACGCGCTCAAGGCGCAGGGGTGGCATGCTACCCTGCCTGAGGCCGTTTCGCCGCCCGTGGTGGCTCCTGCTGCGTCTGAGCCGGTGATTGACGAAGTACCCGCTGACGATGCACCCGTGACGCGCGCTGAACTCGAGGCGAAAGCCAACGAGCTCGGCGTGAAGTTCGACGGACGGACCAGCGACGCGCTCTTGCTCTCCCGCATCAACGCTGCACTTGGAGTCTGAACCATGCCGTGGACGCGCCGACAGTTCATCAACGAGGCTTTTTCGGAGATCGGGATCGGGTCAGACTTCGATCTTGGCCCTGAAGTGCTGGAGTCGGCGCGTGCACGTCTCGACGGGATGATGGCCGAGTGGAATGCTCGCGGCATCCGCTTGGGCTACCCCATCGGGGCAGACCCGAACGATGGTGACCTCGACACCGTCACTGGCGTGCCAGATGCCGCCAATCAAGCTGTCTACTTGAACCTCGCCATCGTGCTCGCACCATCGTTTGGGCGTACGCCGATGCTTGAGACCAAAGCCAATGCGCGGCGCTCGCTGTCGACGATTGAGGCGCGTTCTGCGCAGCCCCGACAGATGCAGTATCCCGCGCAGCTCCCTCGTGGAGCAGGGGCCAAATCGTGGCGCTACCGCCGACCATTCTACCCACGCCCCGACGACCCAATCTTGGCCGGCCCCGATGGGCCAATCGACTTCACCTGACCCTGCGAGGTTTCACCGTGCCCAGCATCCGCGATCTCTCCGAAACCACCAGCTTGTCCGGTGCCGACGCCATCCCCGTCTCGTTGTCCAGCCAAAGCGACGCGCGCAAGGCATCGCTGACGACGCTGCTGGCGTTCATCGAGGCCAACTTCGCTTCGCCTGATTTCACCACGCAAATCAACGCCCCGTCGTCGTCTGGTTCGTCGATCGCGTTGGCGGACCAGACGGGCAATCTCTGGCTCATCATCAACCCGACTGGCGCGTTCGCGGCGCTGACGTTGGTGCTTCCGATTGCTGGCAACGCCTACGATGGGCAGCAGATTCTCGTGACGTGCAGCAACAGCATCGGAACGCTGACCATCAACGGGAACGGGGCCACCCTCGTTGGCGCGCCAACTGCTCTCGGTGTCGGTGGGTTCTTCACGCTGCGCTACAACAAGCTGCAGTCGACGTGGTACTGCGTCTCGCAGTCGCTGGGTTCGACGTCGGTGTTTGACCACATCACGCTGACGAGCGACACGGGGACAGTCCTTGACGTCAACGGCCAGACCTCGCTTGAGCTCACGAAAAACTACGCTGGTGTGACGGCGGGGAACTTCGTGCGCATCACGAACCGCGCAACAGGGAGTTCGCCTGCCATTTCGGCGCAAGGCGCCGATGCCAATGTCGGGCTGTCGATCTCCGCCAAGGGGACCGGCGCGATTTCACTGACATCCACTGGGACCATCAGCATCAGCGCAGGTGCCGGCTCATCCATCTTTCAAGGCGACACCGTCACGCTCTTTGGCAATGTCGCTCTTGCTCTCGGCGGTGAGACGGCAGCGCTGTCTGCCAATGGCGCTGCGGTCGACATGAGCGGCGGTGCAGGCGGTGTTGCGTTTGGTCGCAGTGTTCGAATTCTCAAGGGCACACTTGCGCAAGCCAACAGCGCGCTGTCCCTCTATGCTGACGATGTCGGTGCTCGCGCCACCATCACCGATGCCACTGTCACCGCGTCAGGCAACTTTGGTGCGGTCATCACTGGAGGTGGCGCCAACATCGTTCCGGCCTACCACGATGGGACGAACTGGCGGATCGGATGACGCAGATCCCGATCCTCTCTGGCATTTTCGCGACGGGCACCGGCGTTGACGTTCGCACGTCGTACCCCGTCAACATGGTGCCGGTCCCCGCTGACTCTGGCGTCTCGCCGGGCTACCTGCGTCCTGCTGACGGCATCGTCGGGCAAGGCATTGGCCCCGGTGTTGGTCGCGGTGGGATCGAGTGGCGTGGGGTGCTGTATCGCGTGATGGGCAGCAAGTTCTGCAGCGTCGACAGCACTGGCGTGGTGACCGAGATCGGCGAGGTCGGCGAGGGCGGGAACGTGCGTATGTCGTACGGGTTCGACTTGTTGGCCATCGCGAGCAACAACAACTTGTTCTACTACGACGGTGTGTCGCTGACGCAGGTGACCGACCCCAACGTGGGCGTCGTGCTCGACGTGCAATGGATTGATGGGTACTACGCCGTGACCGATGGGGAGTTCGTCGCGTTCTCCGACATCAACGACCCGTTCTCCTTCTCGACGCTGAAGTACGTGTCGTCGGAGTCGGACCCTGACCCCATCGTCGGGGTGCGGAAGTTGCGGAACGAACTCTACGCCATCAACCGCAACTCGATCGAGTGCCTCGACAACGTCGGCGGCAGTGGCGTGCCATTCGCGCGCATCGAAGGTGCCAAGATCACCAAGGGCGCGGTGGGCACGTTCGCCGTGGCCATCTACATGGAGACGCTGGCCTTCGTTGGCAGCGGCTACAACGAGGCGCCTGGTGTCTATCTGGGGATCAACGCAGGCGCGAACAAGATTTCGACTGTCGAGGTCGATCGTGTGCTTGCGTCATACACCGAGGCGCAGTTGTCGCAGACACTCGTCGAGGTGCGCAACGACAACGGGCACCAGCACCTCTACATCCACCTCGTGGATCGCACGTTGGTCTACGACGCTGCTGCCTCCAAGGCTCTTGGCGCACAGGTTTGGTTTGTCCTCACATCGTCGATGACGGGCGAGAGTGTCTACCGCGCTCGTCACCTCGTGTGGTGCTTCGACCGCTGGAACTCTTGCGACCCGACCAGCTATAGCGTGGCGCGCTTGACGCAGGATGTGAGCACGCACTACGGGGAGCCGGTGCGATGGGAGTTCTCGACGCCCATCCTCTACAACGACGGGAAGGGTGGGGTCGTTTACGAGCTCGAACTCGTGTGCCTCGCTGGGCGCGTGGCGCTTGGTATCGACCCGACCATCTCGACGAGCTACAGCTACGACGGGGTGACATGGAGCATCGCCAAGTCCGTGCGCGTGGGCACCGTTGGCGAACGTCTCATGCGCATCGTGTGGTTCAAGCAAGGGTCGTTCACACACACGCGAGTGCAGCGTTTCCGTGGGACGTCTGACGCGCACGTGTCAGTGCTGCGGCTTGAAGCGGCCATGAGCGGGAGTGCGTTTTGACCTCGACAACCACCCGACGCCTGCGACTCGATCGCAACCAGCTTGCCAAGGCACTGAACGGCGACCCCGAGGTGGTGCGCCAGTTTGAGCTGTTGATCTCGCTGGTGAACGCCATCGAGTCGGGCGGTGGTGGCACGGGTGCAGTTGACAGCGTCAACGGACAAACTGGCGACGTGGTGTTGGATGCCGGCGACGTTGGTGCGGTCGCACTCGGGGCTCTCGCTGCGATCGCCACCACTGGCAGCGCTGACGATCTCGTCGCTGGCACCGTCCCCGTGGCGCGCCTCCCGCTGACAGGCGTCGCTGCCGGCAGCTACACCTCGACGAACCTCACTGTGGACGCCACGGGGCGAATCACGGCGGCGACGAACGGTGCAGGTGGTGGCGGCACCTACGGGAGCGCCACTG